GGAACATTCGGAATTAATCCTTTTACAGCACTTAACGAGATTATTCCTGCTTTGTTTTCTTCTGCAAAATCTGTTTTTTTAACATAGTTTCTTTCAGCAGAATCTTTTGTAATATACGTGTTGGAGCTATCAATTGTTACATTTAAATTTGCTGACTGGTCTACTACTATAATACATTTTTCCATGATGTCTATTGCATTTTTTCCATTAAAAACTGGAATATAATCACCATCCGTTCCTTTGTTATACGCGTATAATATTTCAGTTCCAAAATCATCCCGGGCGTATATTCCCATTTCAGAAATTTTATACGAATTTGTTATTGCACTTGTCCCGCTTCCAGTTTTATTAGAGACAATAAATGTAAATTCCACATTTCCATTTTCTTTTCTTTCATAAGAATTTACCGGAAATTCATTTCTTTTATCTAACAAATCTGTTAATTCCCTGTCATTTCCTGTATTGTATCCTGCTCCGATTTTAAATTTTGTTACATTTATCTTTGTTTCATTATTCATTGCTCTTGCTAAAAGTTCTCTTCCTTTGTTTGTTATTTCCCAACCAAGATAATTTGCCATTTTTACCTCCTATCTTATTCCTAATGTATTTTTTTTCAATACAACGTTTACGATTCCTACATTCAATTTTTGCTCCATCCAAGGCAGTTCAAAACTCCGTATACTCAATACATTTGTTTTTTGCCTTACAGAAAATACACCAATATAAGTTCCTAAATTCATATTTCTTACAAATGTTATTGCATCAAGCCAGCTTCTTTCGTTTTTGTACTCATTAACAACGTCCAAAACTTTTGAAAAATCTATTTGATTTTTAAGTTCTCCCAAAGTGGAAATTTTAAAATAACCTGGTCGTCCGCCATACTCAAACCATTCCTTTATTTCTGCATTCCCAAAAAGTATTTTACAAATTGCTTTTACACTTCCCAAAGTTCCTTTGTTAAAATGTGCTACAACTGCTATTTTCACAAGTTCTCTTTTATTTTCAATAGTTGTATCTTCTCCAACATAATCAACATGATATTCCCATAATAAATAATCAATTTCGGTTTCTGACAATTTATCAATGTCAAGAAAAAACTTATTCATTATTCTGTTTTTTTGCTGTTTTATTGCATAGTCTATTGATTCGTATATCCATTTTGTTGTGTTATCTGTTAGAGTTGATTTGGCAGCAATGTCAGTCAATTTCAAATCCTGTACTGTTATCATAATTCTTCAACTCCTTGATAATTGTTCACAATTCTATTGTTTATAGCAACTTGATTAAAATCTAATTTTTGGAAAACGGGATTTCTTAATACTACTCTTTTTACTCCAGCTATTTTTAATCTTTTAATTAATTCATCTGGGTTTATATCCTTGCCTATTTTCTCTTTTTGCCAGTTAACATACTCTTGCACTGTCTTATCTACGTTAGATTTTATAACATTTACGAGAGTTTCATTATCCTTTTCGATATAATAGTCAAACTCTACAGAATAATTAACTTTATTCGGCTCTTTGATATTTACTTTATCAGTTAAAGGTCTTATATTTTCTTCATTTAATACACTTTTTACTTTCTCTTTCAACTCCTGACTTACTGTACCGCTAACAGTCCAAATATAAACGTCTACATTAGTTGCAGATGGAGAATGAACTTTGACATCTATGATATCGGTACTGGCTGTTTTAGTCCAGAATATATAAGCTCCTGAACTTCCTGCTGTTGTAAAGCTCTCGGGAATTTCTCTTATTCTTTCCCTGTAACTCTCGTCTGGTTCTTCGCTTGTTCCAGAATTACTTTCAGTAATGTTTTCAACTTTCTGATAATTCGGATATATATCAACCATATCCTTAATTTGTCCAACCGGAATACCATTTCCAATGATTCCTAATGTGTTGCAAGTGGCTTTTCCGTCAACCGACAAATTTCCTTTTGTTATTTTGTATTCCTTATCCGTTTCAAAATAAAGCTCGTTATATCTAATTCTTGAGCCCTTGGGGATTACTGTATCTGTTGCTTGTACGCTTGAAATATAAAATCTGAATGTTGCCACCGCTGGTTGTTCAAAAAGCCTTTTTCCTCTATTTCCATAAAATTCACCTTTCAAATCCAGCCTTTCGTCTCTTGCAAATCTTAAATAATTTTGTTTGATGTCATCATTATATTTTTCTTCTAACAAAGCTAGCTGATACGCTACTGTGCTGAAGATTAATGTTTCTGGACTAGCTTCTGTCAGACTTCTTCCGCTAAGTTCCTGAAACTTATTAATCATATCTCTTTTTATTTCCCAAGCATCGCTATCTATTGCCTCGTACTCTTCAAAATCATCCAATGTTTATCACCTCAATTCCCAGTTCAATATAAAAATCATTATTGTGTTTATCTGTCATTTTTATTTCTGTAGTTTTTAAAATTGCTCTTGGCTCATATTTCCTGAACATCTCAAGCAACTGTGAAGTTATCCTGTTTTCCACAATATTTATATTTTTATCTATCAAGTCGCTGTCAAAACTGAAATCACGATTAAGCGGCTGTTCTTCCTTGCAGACTCTTAAAAGCATTCCAACATTCGTTATAACTTCCTCAATATAATTTTTTGGAGCATAATTTATTTCCTGATTAGATGAAACATATATCATTATTTACCTCCAATCTGATTCCTTAAAAAATTCATTAGTATATCTCTATCTGTTTTATCAAAATTTTTAGCATAGTCTATCATTTCATTAACTTTATCTGCCGTAATCATTCCAGCCCTTACTAAATTCATCAATTCGTCAATTTTTGCATCTTTTTTGATTTTTTCAAGCTGACTTAATATTTCATTTTTCTTTTCCTCTGCAATTTGAATAGCTTTATCTACTTTTTCAAGTGTACTGTCTACTTTATTTTTTACTTTTTCAGCAAATTCCTGTAATTTTGTTTTTTGTTCAATTTCAACATTTACAACTTCCACATTTTCTTCTGTGAGCTTTTCCTGCTCTTTTTTTTGAACTTTTAACTGTTCTATTACTTGATTATATTTTTTAGGATTATCTATATACTCTTTTAACGTCAAATCCAAATTTACATAATCAAAATCAGAAGTTTCTTTGTTAAAATAGGAACTTTTCTCACTCATATCCACTATTAAAAACGGAAAAGCACCAAACGTCTGCCCGCCAAGCGTTAAATAGTCATATTCACCAAATTCCCACATCGTTTTTAACTTATCTAACTGTTCTGATGTTGTTGCTTCGGATAGCAAGGACGATACTAAAGAAATGCTAAAACTCACTTCTGTTAATTCTCTCCCTTGATGTCTTAGCATACCAGGACCGTATATAGCTGTGTGTTCAGATATTTTAGATTTATATGACCTGCTTATTTGGTTGTTGATAGAAAATACTTTTTTATCAGACACTTCGAATACCACATCTCCGAGACTTCCTATCATTGCGGACCTCCAGTCATATCGCCACCAGCAGTAACTCCATCGTGCTTATGTGTATTAAGATTAATGCTTCCGCCAGTTTTTGTAGTGCCGCTGACTTCCAAATCTCCTTTAATCACAATTTTTTTAATATTCAAAGTCAACGTGTTTTTATCATAGCTCCAGCTTCCACCATCAGAAAAAGTCCTTTTCACTTCAGTTTTACTTCCAGAACTCCCACGCATAGGACAGCCAAGCACCACTCCCTGTTCAGGCATTTCGGAAAAGAATAGGCAATAGACAGTTTGTCCCACTTCAAGCATATAATTATCGCTATGACTTTCTGAAAACGGAACTAATAAATTAAGCCAGTCTGTTGTTTTATCGTCATCGCCTTTTAACAGAACTCTTACTTTTCCAGTTTTTGAATCTATCGCACTCACTTCTCCTGCTTTTAATGTTTCAATCAATTTAACCACCTGCCTTATCACTTTTTTTGTAACAAAAAAATCACAATCAAATTAATGACTGTGATTTTCTTTTAAATATTATGCTCCTTCTTTTTCTCTATCCATATTTGCTTTTATTCCTAATGTTTCTAATAAATTATGAATGAATAATCTTCCTTTTTGCGTCCATTTTGTATTGGGAACGACTTTTTCAGTTCCATTTTTCTTTTTTACTGTTATTGTTTCACTTTTTGTATATCCTTTATTCATATGTTCCGCATACAATATCCATTGTCCACCGACTTTTCTTATAACTCTCTGTTCATTCAACGTTTTATTCAATTCATATGCACTAAGTCCATAATCGGCTGCAATTTGTGTTATTGTCATTGTATCTTCACTTGATAATATTGTATCGACATACTCTTTTATCGGTTTATACTCCGCTATTAATTGCTTTTGAATCTGATTTTCTTCTTCCAGATGTTCGAGTTCTCTTTTCACTTTACCGTAATTGATTAACACTTCTCCTAATTTTTCAGGATTGTTTGTTATTGTATCCCATACATTGTCTGTCATATACATTCCTGTTTTCCTGATTGTCCTTAAAATCTTTTTTACTTCTTTTTTAAAGATTTTTGCATTAGGTTTTGTGCTTTGCATACAGACTTCATAAAATCCATCTTCCGTTAAGAACCACATGTTACGCATTTTTGATGATACGAAAATTTTTCGTATCGTCTTTTCGTCCTCATCAACCGTTTTTAACATATTACTCACATCATAACTTCCATTTGAAGTTTTAGCATAATCAATCCATTCTGCTACATCTTTTGCTAAAAACAATAGATTTTCAAAATCTCCATACACTCTAAACTGTTTTCCCAAAATTTCTCTTTTATCAATTACTTGTAATTCATTTTTCATTCTTTTCCTCCATTATACTATTTTTATGCTGTTTCTTTGCCTGAATCCTTTTGGATTTGGCTTGTCATTCTGCTCATTATTTTGTCCAATTCTTTCTGTATTCCGTGAACCTGTTCAACCAAATTAGCATACCCAACTCTGAATATTTCTTTTGATTCAAAGCTGTCGAATATTCCATATTCTAAAGCTATCATTAGACTTCTTACGCTTTCTAATTTGATTTTTACATCTTCCACTTCTGTAAATGAGATTTTTTCCATAAAATTTTCCTCCTAAAATATTTGTTTTTTAAGAGAATATATAGTATAATAGTATTGTTCAGATACATTATACTATATGTCCTCTTTTTCGTTACGAGAAAGGGGACTTTTTATTTTGCTTTTCTTATGATAATTTCCTTTTTTTCTTTATTGTATTCTAATTCCACCTCTCTTTCTTCTTGAGTTACTTGCATATCTTCTAATATTTTTTTAGGCACTGATAACTTTGTATTTACATTTCCTGTACCCGTTTTTCCAAAAGATATTTTTAAAATTCTTTTATCCATGTTCTCCTCCTGTTTCGTAACGAAAATATTATATAACAATCGTTCCGAAAAGTCAAGAACTTTTTTTTAAAATTTAGTAAGTTTGATAAGAAGATATTATCTTGCTATAAATTTCTTCCATTTTTTCGGGCGAAATTCCATTTTTAACAGCTGTACGTATTTCAGCTTCTTTTTCTAATTCTTTCTTTTCTTTTTCTGTCATATCAGGTTTTAATAATTTTGAAGTTTTTAAAAGCATAACATATTCGATATAAATATCTTTTTCTTTGTCTGTCGGTATTTCACTTTTTGCTCCAAAATTACTTTCTGTAACTCCGTCTTTTTTATTATAAATCAACATACCATGAGTTGCCCCGCTATCTAACTTCCAAAATTTTTTATCTCCATAAGCAAAAACGTATAATATGTCATAATCTTTTATATGATCCTTTGCTGCTTTAATCATAACTTCTTTTAGCGTTGGCTCGTTTATATTATCTTTAACTAATATAGCCAAATAACCTCTTTTACCATTTTCATTTTCACCATCTAGTTGATTTTTTAACACTTCATATTTCAACTCATCTTGAGAAACTTTATTTTCTTCCTCTTCACAAAATATGCCTAACACACAATTATTTTCTTTTTTCTTAGCCGATTCAGCTTGTCTTTTCTCTTTTTCAGCTTTCTTTTTAGCTTCCTTAGCCTCTTTAGCTTTCTTGTTTAACTCTTCTTCTTTTTTTATTGCATTTTTTGTACTTTCGGGTACTGTCATCCCTACTAAAATCAATGCAAACAAACTACATAGAAACACAATGCAAGTTTTTTTCAATTCTTTCGATAACTTTTTTTTCTTGATTGCGAGAAAAAGTAATTTTATTACCTGAACGATAAAAACTAAAAATAATACTGAAAACAAAATTATAAATATTGTCATAAAATTCCTCCTAAAATTTTTTGTATATTATACACTATTTCTAAGAAGAATTAAAGAATAATTTTAATTATACCGTTATCATAAACTTAAAAAACAAATATTTTAGTTTCACAGTCATTATTCAATTGCCATTGTCCTGTTTTTTGCATAAAAAAATCACAGCTAAATTAATAACTGTGATTTTAAATATTTTTAAAAAACTATTCTATTTCCAATTCTTTCTCCAAGGCTTCTTGCAACACTTTTGAAAAATTTATATTATATCTTTTTGCTGTTTCGTTAAGCCAGCTTGGTATAGTTACATTTTTTCTGACCGTTGTTTTTTGTGTTTCTTTAACATATTTCAGTAAATCTAATCCAACCAAAGTTGTGTATGAATTTTTTACAGCTTCTTCTATTTCTTTCTTTTCTGTATCTTTATCGTATAATGTTTCAAAATAGGCTCTTATATCTATTTTTCCCATTTCTGTTGCTTTTGGAAGTTCCTTTTTTTCTAAAAAATCTTCCATTAAGACCGTTCCTATATAGTCTGTCGCCATATAATATGCATCTTCTAAATCGCTGCCACATGTCGCACCGCCTAAATCAGGAAAATGAACGCTATAGCCTTCTTTTTCTTTAGAAAAAATGCTTGGGTACACTACATACATAATTATCCTCCTATTTTTGAAATGGGGAACAGGATTTATTTCAATCCTGCTTGTCTTAATATCGCTCTTTCGAGATTCTTATTAAGTTCCCCACTATGACAAGGCACTTCGGTTACCTTACCGGTATCGAAATTCTTAAATCTTTTATGAGAGCCTTTTCCACCTTTTATTTCGGTGAAACCGTTTCTCTTTAAAAATCTAATCATTTCTTTTGAATTCATTGGCATCCTAATCACCTCGAACACATTATACATCAAAATACGTATAAAGTCAACGGATTTTTTAAATTTTTATCACAGTTATTATATTTAGTTGTCATTGTCCGTCATTTCTCTTGACATTTTTATAAAATATGATACAATTATATTGTAATGATTAATAAAACTTCCAGTTAAGCCCTTTGTTAGCTAGGGCTTTTTTTATTTATCTTTCTTTTTGTGTTCTACGTATCTTAGTACCCAATGAATACCAATTACAATTAATACCAAAATATCTAATATCATTTCAAATTTTTTCATTTTACTTTTTCTTCCTTTTTTTAGTTTTTTGTCTTTTGTTGTAATATTTTAGAACTTCTAAAATTATTTCTAAAACTAATGTAATGATTTTTATAAAACTTTCTAAATCCATTCCGCTCCTTTCCAATCATTACATAAATAATTGTATATAATTTTATATTAACATTGTCCTGAATTATTTTATTTCTTTTTACCAGATTTTTTAGTATTTTTCTTATCTCTAACTTTACCTTTTGTCCCTTTTTTATTACTTTTGCTTTTTCTGCCCTTACCTTTAGATTTAGCCTGTTTTTCAGCTTCTTTTTTTCTTTGCTCCTCTTTTGTTTGTTCAATTGCATTTTGTTCTGCATTTTCCCTTGCTCCGAGCTTCATTGCGTTGATTTCGCAGGTGTAATCTCCAGTAATTTCATGTGTTACCTTGTCTATGACATACTTGCCTTCAAATTTTCCCCAGCTTTCATCAAGCTCTATTATCATTCCAGCCAAATATTTTGGGCTTCCGTCAACATTTAAAGTTATCTGGTATTCCTGCTTCAGATTTTCTTTCAATGTCTTTTTTGCAACTTTTTTAGCTGTGCTTTTTCCTTTTGTCTTGACTTTTAAGGTTTTTTCTTTTTTGCCCCTACTCTTTTTGTTATTCGCCTTGTTTTTCAGATTTTCTTTTGATTCTTTTAAAGATTTTCCTTTTTTTCCACCAGTTTTATTATTATTTCCCTTTTTTTTCATATATTGTTTCACCTGTTATTTTTTCTTTGATTTAGCTTTTTTACTCTTATTTTTCTGTCCTTTATTGCTAGATTTCTTATTTTTAGAAATTTTATTGCCTTTTTTTGATGTTTTTTCTTTGTTTCCTGATGACTTGTTATCCGAACTTTCAGTTGTAAGTTGATTACGTTTTTCAAGTTCTTCTTTAGTAATAATTTCTTTTATGACCTTCTTCTTGTCAGGATCATAATATGAAACTTCAACTTTATCATAAATTTCCTTATTTTTCTTTTTCAAGTTGAAACTTCTAATTCTTTCATCTTTAATATTGAAAATTTCAATAGTTTCATTCTTTTCCATTTCCTCGTCATCAAAAATAATTATCTTGTCGTCTGATACTTTCATATTTAGTCCCGTTTCCTTGACAATTCTGTTAATAAAAGCCAAATCGGTTTCCTGATTTTGGTCAAGCCTTTCAAAAAACTCATTATCCGCATATATTTCAGCATTCATCTCGTGTTTATTTGCAATCTGTGTAACAAGCTCCTTCAAAGTGATTTTTTCCCAAGCGACACTATTTTTTTGGTCTCTAATATTCTGGTCTAACGGCAAGGCTAGGCATTTTAAATTGAGTTTGTTATTCTCAAAAGTTGGCTCATCCACATAAAATGTTCCCAAATCTAAAAAATTAGTTTCATTTCCTATTTCTTCGTGAATAGCGACAAGCAATTGAGCATTTTCATCAGGATACCATTCTCTTAGCCAGCGATAATCTAAGTTTTCAAGCTCCAGTTCCAAGTCATCTATCGCATTTTTGGAATTATCAGTATAATTCAGAGATGAAATAGAATGGGCTATCTCATCAGAAATATCAACCTTGTTAAAAATTACTACAACTCTTATATTTCTAGCGAAAGCCACTTCTATTCACCTCTCTTCCAAGGCGGCAAACTTTCATCATCTTCAACTTCTTCAGAAATTTCAGGAATAATAATAGGAATATTGGCATCGAAAATAGCAATGTCAATCAATCTTAAATTATTTCTTATAAGGTCATGGAAATATCCTTCGCTTCCATAAACTTTAAAAGCTATCAAGTCCCAAGTGTCGCCTGAAACTGTTCTGTACACTTTTACCTTTGCCATTATCCGAATGCCGTCCTTTCCCTTTTATTTATATCTCCTGCTATCACTTTTCTTACAATTCTTTCGACTTCTGATGGATTACCGCCATTTACATTTATAGTGATTGAGTAATTGTTTCCAGCATATGAATTACCGCCTTTCAAATTATTCACTCTGTCTTTCAGATTAGCCACTTTATCTCTCAAGGTGCTTCTAGTTTGAGAATTATTAAGTATTCTCGTACCTTTTGGAAGATTTAAAAGCATTTCACTTTCAGCTAGGAAAGCTGGCTTTCCAGGTATCTGAATTAATTCTGCTCCACGTTCTGCAACTGTTGTAAGTCCACCTTCAAAATAGTTTGTTCCTGTCCATTTCTGTCCAAAAAGCCCTCCTATACCTGCTGATATTGGATTGTTTGCAGCAAAATTTTTAATTCCATCCCAAGCCTTCTTGAAATAATTTACCACTCCATCAATAGCCTTTTTCAATCCTCCTGCCATAGTATCAAAAGCACTTTTTATTCCGTTCCAGACTTCCGTTGCTTTTGTTTTCATTTCGTTCCACTTAGTCGAAAAAGAATTTTTGGCTCCTTCAATCCCTGATTTCAAAGCACCCCATAAAGCTGTTGCTGTACTTTTGATAGCATTCCATACAGCTATTGCCACAGCTTTAATCGCATTCCAAATTGCTTTAAAAAATGGTGCAAAAGGTCTAAATATGGCTTTAAGTATAGCTACTCTCACCATAATATTTGCAACAATATAAGCCCAAACAACAATAGCAACAACTTTAATTGCTGTCCAAACTACCTTGAAAACAGCACCAAGCGTCATTGCAATTCCTTTTATTACTGCAACTGCTCCTATAACTATAGCTTTTATGACATTAAATACAACCATTACGACTACCCTTATTGCAGTAAATGCAGCTTTCCAGAATGCAACTGTAATCTGTATCTGTGTTTTCATAACTATCAATGCGGCTATAACTACAGTTTTTATAATTGCACCTATAACAGTCAAGACAGGCTTTAAGGAATCAAACATAGGCTTCATTTTTCCAAGTTCTTTAGTTCCTGATGAAAATAATTGACTAAATCCGTTTTTTATAGAATCAAATACTCCTTTAAAATGCGGAGCTATCTGTTTTACTCCGTTATTAACTCCATTTCTGAACCAGTTCCATTTTGAATACATTAATACAAACGCAGCTACCGCCGCCGCTCCTGCCGCAACATAAGGATTAGTAAGAAGTGGTCCTAATTTTGTCATAGCCGGTCCTAATTTATTAATAATTGGAAATGCTGTTTTAAGTCCGCCAGTAAAACTTCCAGCTATCTTAAATTTATCAAAGATTAACATTCCTTTCGATATTCCGCTAAATAAAGGTGCAAGTCCTTTGGATAATCCGCCAATTCCGATTTTAAATACTGCAAATGCTGCTGCTGCTTTCATAATTCCTGCTGCTAATTGTGGATTTTTTTGAATAAATTGAGAAACTTTATCTATTAATGGATTTAATTTTTCTAATGCTCCAGTAATGGTCGGCATTAAAGCCTTACCTAAATCCGCCATTGAATTGACTACTTTATTTTTAGCAACTAGAAATTTATTTAGCGTGGTGTTCATTCTATTAGCATATTCTGCATCAACAGCTTCTTTTCCAAAACCTTTCTTCGCTTCTTTTAAATTTGTTTTAACTTTATCTAAATTGTTTATCATATCTAGAACAGAAGATTTGGCTTCTTCTCCAAAAATAGTCGAAACTATCGCTCCTTGTTTTGCGGGATCTACCTCTTTTAATTTTTGAAGAACTTTTAAAATTGTACCTTCTCCATCCCGTTGCATATCTACAGCTAACTTGTTAACATCTATTCCCATGCTTCTAAATGCTGCTGCTGCCTTTTTAGATGAAGCTTCACCTTTTGTTAATGCACCAAAAAAATTCTTTAATCCTGTTGCAGCTTGTTCTGGTGTTTTATTAAAAGACACCAAAGTTGCCGATAATCCTAACAATGCTGAATTTGATACACCAGCTCCTTTTGCAATCCCTCCAATTCTACCTGAAATTTCTGTCAATTCAGCAGCACGCGAAGCACTATGGTCTGACATATGATTAATAGCATTAGAATATGCAAATAGTTCTTCTTTTCCCAAACCTAATTGTTCTTTTGTCTTAGCTAAAAAATTTCCAGCTGCAGCCGCATCCATATCAAATGCAACTGCAATTTTGTTCGCTTGTTCAGTATATGCCACCAAATCCTTTTCTTCTATGCCTGACTGTGCCAAAGCTCCCGCCATTTCAAATACTTTGGCTTGAGACATAGTAGATCTTTCTGAAATTTCTCTAAGTTTTCCATAATATTTTTCAGCATTATTTACTACTTTTCTTAAATCAGCTTGACTTTCTTCAACATCAACAGCAATTTTAACAGGAACAGCTAAAGCTCCCGCCATTCCGATACCTTGTGTTAGCTGTCTATCTCCAAACTCTTTAAGTTTTCCGATATTTTCTTGTCTAGCTTCATATCTGCCTTGAGCGGCTTTTAATTTGTTCATTTTTTCAAGTTCAGAGTTTACTTGTGCAAGCTGGGATTTGTAACTTCCTAAACTCTTGTCCTCGCCTTCGATTGCACTTCTTGCAGCTTCAAACATATGCTTTTGTCGTTCTTTTTGCTTATTTAGACTGTTTACAACTTTTTCCTGCTCTTTTATTTTTTTAGCAAGTTCAGTATTGCTTTGCCCTGTCTTGTCGTATGCTTCTTTAAGTTCATGAAGTTTTCTCGCAGCGTTAAGATACTCCTTGCTTACATTTACGTATGCACTTTTTAATTTTTCGACCTTTTCAAGTGCTTTTTGAGCCTTTTCAAGCTCCTTAGCCTTTTTAGTCAGCCCTTCCATACCTTTTGCCATATTTTTTGTGGCATTTGCAACCTGTGCCATTCCAGTTAACGCACTTGCAACTGCCGCACTCATGACTATGTTAAGCTCCATATTTTTAGCCATAAAATTCCTCCTTTCCAGTTGTTTTTATTCATTATTTTCTTCGTATCTCATTTCTGCTTCCTGCATCAGTTCCTCAGCTCTTGTCTGCCAATATTCCAGTTCATACAGGCTACAAGACATAAGCGTCTCATAGCTCATATTTAAACTGCTTTTATATTCGTTTGAAAAGTTGAGTGCTTCAAGAATATCAGTTACTATATCAAGAAGTTGTATTATTTCTGGTCTTCTTTCACTGTTTCTTCCTCTTGTGCTTCCGTTTCCTCTATCACGAAATTCTCCATATCGTCTGTCGAACCCAAGCCTGTGTTCAAAAAACCCTTAGTTTTATTCAGAACTTTTATGTAGTCAGTTCCTTTAAGTTTAAGCAAATCACCGTATTTGATTCCGCTGGCTTTAGAAGCTACCGTTAAAGCCCAGCCATCTTCCAGTTCTTTTACTGCCGCCCCTTTATTTCTTGCCTTATATTCTTTTTCCGCAAATACTAAGTCTTGCCCTGCCAGCTCTTCTAAGTCCAGCACTATTTCCTTAACGTTTTTTCCTCCAAATTTATACTCTCTTTTTAATCTAATCACTTCTGCCATTTCTTATCCTCCTAAATTTTACATTAATCCTAACAGCCTTCTAATTCTGCTATTAGTTTCTCCATTTACATTACTAATTCTGTTAAATACATCAATAAGTGCCACTTCTTTTCCATCTATCGTTAATTTATAATAACTCAATGACATGTCAAATGATGCCTCAAGTTTGTTTCCTGGTTTTAATTTTGGTCCATCAAATTTTTTTATCATTCCTTTGAAAGTTGCATCTATTCCTATATAAGTTGGTGCATGTGTTATCCTGTTCATTTTTTGGATTACACCTTTACATTCCACCATAAGCTCTCCCTGATTATTAAAATTCAAAAGAGTTTCATCAATACATTCCATTTTTATTTTTGCTTCTATTTTCTTATAATGTCCAGTTAAAGCAGCCTCGTACTCTGATACCATTCCTATTTGATTTAAACTCACGCTTGCGGTCTCCAGGTTAGGTAATTCTACTTCACCTATTCCGATAAGTTTATTATCTCCATTGATAAACACTTCGACATCGTTTAATGCCGCGGGTATATTCGCTTTCCCCATTTTTAACCTCCTAACTTGCTAAATTGTTTGCAAACGCCTGTAAAGCGTCCACATCGTATTTTTTCTTAAATGTCATAGATTTTAATCCTGGAGCTACACCAAGTTTTATAATCCAAGTAATATCTCCGTTCGTTACATTTACTAAATTGTTATCTTCTGCCGATAATTCAGCTTCCGCAGCAAGGAAATGATTAGCCGCAACAAGTCCATTTAATCTTATGTTCATAGATTTTGTGATAGTTTCGGCTAATTTAAGTGTAAATCTCTTGTCCACACTGTTGAAATAGCTGATTACTAGCTCATTTCCTATATATTTAAACATTCTACGAGTATAACCAAACTTGTCTTTCGGATCTGTCGCTAGCGGATTCTTAGCCGTTTCACTTCCCCAGCAACGCCATCCTTTGAAGTTTATTGCCGTTATAGCTCCGTTTTTATTCAAAAAGTTCGCTTGTTGTTCTTTATCCAGCATTATTTCTTCAAAATTTCCATTTGAATTTTTGTATGCCAGACCATCAATTTTATAAGCATAATTTGACGGAGTTTGCGATGGAACATTGTCATTTTCCGAATCCACTTTTAATGATAATGCTGCATAGTGTATAGAATGAAAATACACGTTTCCTGAAAGTTTTGGATAGCCATATAAAATTATCTGGTCTTCTCCTACTATATTTTTGCTATCTTTCCAAGAGACGATTTCATCATATCTTTTGTCCGCAGGTGCATTTATCAAAGCTACCGCCTCAAACATTCCTGAATTTATATTTTTAGCTTTTGTTGCCATTACCGCAGCTACTGCACTGTCGTTTGAAAAATCTGGAACATCAAGAAACGCTGGAAGTTCCGAAAATTTTAAATACACTTCATCAATCAAGTCAAGCCCTGTTCTTTGCATTGTATTAATGTTATATCCACCAATCGCTTCTTCTTTTCTCACTTTTGTCAAATCCACTTCATAATATTCAATATCAATTTTATTATTGTTTGGTGCAGTTGCATAAATTTCCAGTCCTTCGTCTGTCCATAAATATCTTGCATCCGATATTTCAGAACTTGTCGAATTATCTTTTATAACAAGAGTGTCTGTTATAATTTTGTGGTTTTTCACAAGTACTTTCCCGCTTTTCATTTCCAGTCCTTGTACTGTTTTTTTGTTATCAGATTTGTGTTTATCCAAATCTAAGATATTTACGACAAACAAAGGTGCTACTGCATAAAGCTCAAAAAATACTTTTACTGCCTGAGAAATACTGAAGTCTAAATCATAAGTATCTCCAAAGTATTCAACGGCTTCTCTTAACGTTCCAATTCTCACAACTTCATTAGTTTTCCTTTTTCCTTTTTTAACCTTATGAATTGGTGCCATTCCCACGATAAAATGCCCATAATCGAGCGTAACAGGTAAATTTATATCACTTGCCGCCTCTGTTTGATACGTTCCATGTTTATACGCCATCATTTTCTCCTTTCACACTTTCTAAAAGTTCATCTGTTAGTTGCTCAAGCAAAATTTCGTTCTTTTCTACAAAAGGTAAATCATCTGCTTCAATGAGCAATTTTTCAAGCAAAGGATATTTTTTTCTTATTTCTTCAATTTTTTCTCCAAAATATATCCCGCTCTTGTTAAGTCTTACATCAGGCAAATCAATATTTCTGCCTATATAGACATATCTTGTTTCTATTTCCATTTTCCCTCCTATAAATTTGTATATTCTGACACGATAGGCTCTGCATAAGCTGTAAATTTTAACCTTGAATAAAAATACGGATTAGCCTGATCGCTATGAAAAGTAACCTTGATTTCTTTATTCTGTTCCAACACAAACTCTGCATTCCCAATATTATTTTTAACTTTTGTTGTTTCTTCAAGAAGTTTTCCAGCTATATATCTAGCTATTTCCAAATTTTTAAGATAATCTTCTTCCTTATCTTCTTTTGTTCCAACCCAAATTTCAAAATCAGAAAAAGCATTATAATAGTCAACACCAGCTCTATCTTGTCTGAATTCTAATGCTCTTAAAATAACAAACGGAAAATAATCATTCGTCTTTTTCCCATTCTCCCTGTCCTCAAAACTATTTGAAGGTAAAAAACCTCTATAAACATTAAACCCTTTTTCTTTCATTATTTTTTTAAGAAACTCATAAATCTTTTTTTCAGTATGAATCATTATCCCAATATCCTTCCAAGTTCGTGGTCTATTCTCACATTAAACTTCTCTTCCATAAATCCTTGCAAGTAATCAAGAATACTCATTTCTCCAAGCATTTGTGGAGCAGATGGTCCCATTCTACGTTTTATCGGTAAGGACGCTTCCGTTTCCCTTGTGAACGCTCCTAGTCTCCCATCAGAATAAGCAATGAAAGCATTTGGTAAATCTCCGCCTTCTCCTTTTTTGACTACTGCTGATACCATCGTTTTTCTTCTAGTTTTCGGATTTAATTTAAAATGATCTAACCCAATCATTCCTCCTTTTGAAGTAATTTTACCCATCAAATTTCCTGGACTAGCATTAAATACGTTTATTGATTCTGCCAATTTCCCTCTTGCAACAGTATACATTGCAGTAGTTCTTCTCATTTGTTCCGTTTTCGTCATTGCAAGAGAGCGGTTTACTGCAAATGCTACAGCTTTTGGAAATTTATCAGGAAACTGTTCTAATGTGCTTTCAACTTTTTCCAATTGACGTGGATCTAATTTTATATCAAACATTTAGACCTCCTCATATTTCGCCAAATCTATCTCGTGTATCCCCATATCAAATTTACTTAGCATAACTTCATAAGTTTTTCCATCCAATGTCATCATTTCCCCTGGATGTGGCTTAATTCTCAAGTCCTTTTCTCCAACAAAGACTGTAAATCCTTCTTGAAAAGTTCCCTCTTCCTGTGTAATAAGCCCGTTTTTCTGCTTATTCTGAAATTTTTCCTCATCAATCACACATTTAATTTCACGTCCATTAAAAGTATGCGTTGTACCAAATTCATCAATATTCAAAAATACATTTCCAATATCATTGGCAATCATTTCTTTAAAATTCATAGATTATCACCTATTTATTTTTATTTTTCTTATCTCCTTTATCATCTTTTTCTGTATCTTGATTATCTTCATCAACTGAAGTTTTAGATACTACTTTTTCAGCAGTATCCTTTATTTCTTCAATCAATTCTCTTTCAAGACAACTTTTTACAACTGATTTTTCCAAAATATTCACTTCTGCCCCTGTTTCATAACTAACCCCGCTATAAATTAGAGGCTTCAACGCTCTATATTTCATTACAACCTCCTATTTAACCTTCAGTATTTTTATAGCTTCAATATCGTATACAACTGGTAAAGGTCTTGATTCAGTTCTAATTTCTATAGTATTTGATTTTGAATCCTTATCAGTAAATACTGAACGTTCTGCAACAATTATTCCTTGTTCAACATCCGCCGCCGGACCGTAAATAATCGTATTATTGCTTGGTGCTAATAACACTTTACCTTCTGGAATAATATTTTTTGTTGTATAAGTTTTACCATCAGCATTTAACACAGAATGTTGCGACTGGTAAGAATAAATTGGAAGTCCAAATGGTGCTAAAGTTCCTATATAGATTGCTCCACCTGCAATTTCTCTAGGATTAATTTCTCCTGCATGATAATTTCTAATATCCAGTAATTTCTGAATTTTTTCATTTTCTACAAATAATTTTGCAGCCACAGGATCCATTAAAATCATTTCAGGTCTTAACCCTGTAGTTTCTCCAATTTTTGTTATAGCCGCCTGTAAATCTCCAATTATATCCGCATTAGGCTGTGTCCATAAAGTAGCAGGAGTAATTTCTTCAACTGTTCCGAATTTAATTTCTCCTTTTATTCCTTCACCTTCCACAATTACTTTTCCATTAAGCAATGCTTCAGTACACATAATTTCTTCTCTTCTTGTAATCTGTTCCTCAAATTCCGCAAACGATTCAGCAAGCAAGTCCGCTTTTCGTTCTTCAGGACTTTTCCCACCATATATAGTTTCCCCTGCCGTTTTATTGAAAAATAACTCAAAAGCTGAAAAAGTTCTTTTTGGTGCTACTTTTGGAGCTTGAAAAAATTTACTTTCGTAAGTGTTCTTTACCATTTCTGTTCCTGGAATAAATTCAGATACAAAAGGTGCGACAAGCTGTCTTCCTTTTCTAAATTCTATTTCCATTTTTTGATTTTCCGATGTTTTCCTATTTTTAAAATAACTGTCCTTTATAAATGATTTTGGTCTAATCACATTCTGATCATACAACCCGATAAATTCTATTACTGCTGGCATTATTCCTTACCTCCTAATCCTTTTATCACAATCCCTTTATCTCTAGCTGCCTTTGTAAAGCCTGCTTTCTGTGTTCCCGCTTTCACTTTCAGCCCTTCAAATATAAATTCTCCTGAAATAGCTACAGTTGTTTTAGTTTTTACAGTTGTTCCATCTGCATCCTCCATAACTATTCCAAATAAATCCGTCCCATCTGAAAGTTCAGCACCTGCATTTACAGCGTCTCCTCTTTTTACATTCTTACCTTGTGGCACTTCAAATTCCATATATTTATGCCCTGTACCACTTAAAAACTGTTCGCTAGCATATTCATTGCCTTTTGTTATAAAATCCATTATTTACCCTCCTCTGTTTTTTTATTCATTAAAGAAAAAATGTTTGAAATATTTACTCCCATAAATTTTTTCTCTTCATTATTTTCCGCTGTACCATTATTTGGAACTGGCGGTGTAAAGTTATTTTGACTATCATTCTTAATATTTTGTAATTTTTGAATTCTTTCTTCCTTCTGTTTATTCAAAATATTTACTGCTAACACACTAGCCTCTACTGGCTCATTATATTTAGCATTTTCAACAAGTTCAGAATAATTTGATACATCCAAGTTATCAATTTCTCTCATTCTTTCCCTTTCTTTAGTTATTCCAGCTTCTTTCCCTTCATCAAAGACTTGATTGTAAAGTTCTGGAAATTTGTTTTTTAACTCTTCTAACGTCATATTTCCTCCTTCATTTTTCTGATTTTCTGTCGAATTTAATATATTTCTAAATTTATCAGCTATTTCTTCAGGACTTCCTGTACTATTTACAGAAATATTTATCACTCTTGGCTCCTGAATTTTCTTTTCTTTAAAATTTTTAAATCTTGAAATGTCAAAAGCCATATTGTTTATAATCAATTTATTCTCAATAACTTCTTTTTCCACATTTTCATCTAATATTTCATCGATAAATCCATATTCCTTAGCTTCTTCTGCGCTCATCCAGGTTTCATTATCCATTAATTCCGACAATGTTTCCTTATCAGTCTTTGCTTTATTTAAATATGTCTCGATAATGCTATTTTTAACTTTATTTAGCATTTCAAGCGTTTTTTGCATATCTTGATTATTTCCGTATGCAAAAGTAATTGGATTATGAACCATAAACAAAGCATTTTTAGGCATTTTTACAGTATCACAGGCACTTGTTATGATAGTTGCCGCACTTGCTGCCAATCCATCTATATTTGCTGTTATTTTAGCCTTATGATTTTTAAGAGTATTCGCTATTGCTACAGCACTAAATACACTCCCACCTGGACTATTTATATGCAAAGTTATGTTTTCCACGTCACCAAGATTTTCAATGTCCTGTTTAAACGCCTTATCAGATATATCATCCCAATATTCATCACTTCCAATGCTTCCATAAAGTATCAGTTCTGCTGATTTTTCCTCATCATTCTTCATCACGTTCCAAAATTTGAGTTGTTTGGGCATTTATTACCACTCCTTTCTCTGTTAATAATTTATTTTCTTTTGCCAAAACTCTTACATTTTGCTCAAAATCCCCTCCGTTTAATTCTGCGGTTTCTCTCGTTCTAGTCGATAATCCATTATTGATTCTTATAACTGCCGCATTAGCTTCTTTTAACGGATCTATTTGCCCTTGAGACGGTCCGTTCCATTGAGAGCCGCACCATGCTTTATCTATAAGAAAATCAGTTCCATAGTTTTTAAGCTCCACTCTTCCAAGCAAATATGCTTCGTTCAGCCATTCCTCATAAACAGGCTGTGTAAAATTTTCTACAAACCATTCACGCCTTTTCCTGAACATTTTCCACGCTTCCAGAAGTGCTGCACGGCTTGCCGAATAACTTGCTGTAAAATGCTTTATCAAAAGTTCATACGGAACTTCCAAAGCACTTCCTATCTGTCTTAAAATGCTTGTAACAAAAGGGTCAAACTGTGCATTAGGTCTTCCTGGATTAGTAGCTTTCGCTTTTTCTCCTGGATTAAGTCCTACAACCATTCCTGGTGCAAGTTCTATAGTAGTTTCATCTTCTGAATCTACCAGCAAATCATTTTCAACTGCTTCAAGTTCGCCTACATCAGCGCCGCTTGAATTTTCAGCATCGCTTTCGATAAAAATTGCATACATTCCACTTATGACTGCCGCCATTAGTTCGGCTTCAGTATAATTTCCAAGCTGTTTTAGATTTTCGATAACTGGAGATAATATTGGTATCCCTCTTACCTGTTCAGGTCTTTCTGTGAAAAGAAGATGTATTATATTTTTTTGATTTTCACTTCCATAAACTTTTATAAGTTTCTCGCTTACTCCCCCAGTTGCGTCTAATGGATGTTCAGATGAAACATAATAGCCTTCAATTCTTCCATTTTTATCTATTTTCACACCCTCAACCACACTTTTATCTGAAATCATATTGTTTGGAGTATATATTCTGTCAGGCTCTAAAATTTCTAATTTTAAACTGTATGGATTTTTTGGAGTTTCAAAATAATTCAATTTTATAAAGCATTCTCCATTCATTAATACCGTCAAAAATACAAGTTCCTGAATCTGATAAAAGTTCATAGTTCCCAAATTATCAATTTTATCTTTCGACCAAAGCTCAAATTCTTTTTCTATCAAACTTTCTATAGTTTCTGCCTCTTCATCACTAATACCTATTGTCTCATTATCAATAGCAGACTTTAATTTTAATCCGCTCCCAACAACATTCGTATTAATAGTTTTTAATGCCCCAGTAGCAACAGAAGTTCCCATATATAAGTCTCTTGAACGCTCAATCAATTTTTTACGATTTTTATAAATGTCCTTCTTCACTCCGCCACCAGTACTTTGCCAACCCAACATTGATTTTTTAGTAGTTGAAGCACCGTGATTTGAATATCCAGTATTCAGAATTTCCAGTTTTCTTCTTGCTTGAAATCTTTTAAGTCCTTTTTCTGGGTTAAACACTGTTATTAATTTATCAATAAAATTCATAAAACACCTCCTTTTCCACTAAAGATTTCTAGGAACACCTCTTCTTACTCTCCTGTTACCCCTGCCATTTATTTTTTGCAGTTCATTTTCCCAATAGCTTCTGCCTTTTCTTATTTCATCAATACTCATTCGTGTGAGTTCTCTAGTTCCTATCTTATAGCTTTTTCCACTCAAGACAGCCCGTTCTGCTTTGGTATACTCTGTGAGCATTTCTAAAATATATTCTCTTGAATAATTTGATTTTCCCATTTATTAAATTCCTTTCGACAATATTTTTCTTTTTTTTATAACTGTTTTTGTTTTCACATTTCCCATTGAATATCTTTTTTCAAGATTAGGATTTGCTATTCTAAGCGCAGCAAAAGCGTAATTCCGTAAATCCAACGGCTCATTTCTTCTGCCTGGAACTAATTTCCATTCAGACTTTCTAACCCCTTTTTTTACTACATTAACTCTTTTCTCGCTTGTCAATCCTTTAAAATACGCTTCATCATAACCCTTATCTTCTTCTATCGGAAAATGACAATAATTTTTACCAACTTTTTCTATCAATAATCTGGAAAACAAAGTATCTTTCGCACTATCTACTCCAACTGGAAAAAGTGCTATATTCCCTTTGTTATGCCTACTTGGTTTCGATACAATTTCACGTGATCCAGCCATTCCTTTTATCGCAAATACTCTTCTATGCTCTCTAATTTTTACAAAAGCATACACCTCAGAAGTGAAATGCCCTCCTGAATCTATACAAGTGCATAATATTTTTATTTTTTCTCCATTTTGATAGGAGTATTCTTTATCCAAAATATCATCTAATTCATCCCATACAAAAACTTCTCCAGGATTTCCATATATAGTCCCATATTTGATACCGTAACATTCTTCATCTTTTGCCCATCCTACAATCTCGTACTCCAGTCTATTATCTTGAACATCAACTCCACAAGTAAGGACATTAACATTTTCAGGTATTTCACAATGATAATACTCACGTCTGTTTAGTATTTTTTGCCAATCAAGAGTATCTTCTTTTTCTTCAAAGGTTTCAGCCAAGACCGTATTAGTAAATACTTTCATCATTTCAAGATTGCCTTTTGACCTTAAAAAATTTTCCTTAATATCTTTCCAATCACTCCATGAACTATAAAACTCATTTAGATGAAAAGAACGCATTTTAAGATTAATATTTCCTTCTTCATCTTTTACATCAGGATTTTCTGCTAACCATTCGCCATATATTCTATTTTTTTTCCAGCTAATTTCATCAGATATTTCTCCACAATCCTCGCATTTAATGCCGCAAGTTTCAAAATCAAAATTTTTCCAGACAAATTTTTGATAACTTCCACAACAAGGACAAGGTACATAAAAACTTTCCTGTGTCCCTATTTGAAACATTGAATCTATTTTACTATCACCTTTTACAGTAGGAGTTGATACTAGCACAATTTTTCTGCTACCTTTAAAAGTTTGAGTTCTTTTTATTGCTAATTCAACAGCATCTCCCTCATCCCCAACTGATTTTTCAAATCTATCCACCTCATCAGCTAAAATTACTCTTATTGGTCTGCTCGCTAATTCACTAGCGCTACCAGATCCAGTAAATACAACATAACCTCCTGAAAATTCTTTGATTTTTTTTGTATCTCTTCCTGTTTCTTCATCAATTATCTTATTTTTTAACCTAGGAGTACTTCTAACCATATCCATAAATCTAGTAGAAGCAAATTCCTGTGCAAATTCTTTTGTTGGCATCAAATACATAATCGAACTTGGTAAATAATCAATAAAATATCCCAACGTGTTCAATGAAATTTCAGTTTTTCCCACTTGCGCTCCCATTTTTAAAACGATTATTTCTGTTTTACTATCTGATATTGCTTTCATTATATCTCTTTGATACGGTGCCCTATCAGTACTCCATCGTCCTGGTTCGGCACTCGATTTAGAACTTAATATTCTATATTTATCTGCCCATTGGTCTATCGTAAGTTTTGGTGGCGGTGCGATTTCTTTTAAAATTTCGGAAAATAAATCAATTGTTTTTTGCTTAACATCAATTTTTTCTATTTTTTTATTCTTCTTCATCGTCATCTTCGATTACATATTCCTTATTTTTCACGAACTTGCTTCTGTCGTATTCTGATAATTCTTTCAAAATGCTATTAATATTATCCGATATTATCTCTTGCAATTCCCCTAAATTTTCAACTCCTATAACAAGCGGTGCAAGTTTGTATGGCATGGTCTGTAATTGCCCTTTAAATCCTGCAATTATATTATTCATAACCCTTTTCACATCATTCGCCTCATGTAAATCGGATTCCAATATCTTAATTTTTATTTTTTCTTTTCTATCCCGTGTTTTCAGATAATCAATTTCATTCTTCAATTTTTCTTCCTGAAGTTGTTGAGGAGTGCTTTCCAATTCACGCAAATAATCAATATAATCTTTAACCGATTGATAAAACAAATATTTACCTTTGTCGTTTTTTTTAATCACACCTTCTTTAGCCAATCTTTGAATCTGTCTTTCACTTATCCCTAGTATTTCTGCCAATTCTCTAATCTTTATAGTTTCATCAAAATCTAATTTATTAATCATCTCCCCTCCTTTATTCCGACACGACATCCCTGTGAAATTTCATAAAAAATTTACACAAGTCGGGACTCGCCAGACCCACAGCCCAAAAAAATCTCCCAAAAGTACCTTTTTTTTATTTCATTTTTTTGATATTTTTTTCTTTACTTTTCGTGTCATCTCCCTGTACTCATTGTCCATTTCCCTTTTCTTTCTCAAGCTCTCTCTACATCTATCAAGATACACATCATACATCTTTATCTTCACACTATCTATCTTAGTATCCAATTCCTTATTTATATTCTCTAGTTTATTTAAAAGTTCAAGGCTCTCATCGATTCTTTTGTTTATGTATTTCTTCAGATAATGTTTTACAATCTCGAACACTATTAATACCACCACAAAATATCCTAGCATTATTAAAAAGATACTCATCTCTTTTGATTCCTTTTTCTGATTTTTTCTAAGTATAAATGCCCTTTCATCGTAAGTCTTTCAGGCAATGTGTACTCCTCAATGCCTATATATTCTATCGTTTTGACAAGACCATCTTCAGCTAATAATATCGTGTGGTATTTAATTTCTTCGTAAGTAAAATCTCCTAGTGCTTCTTTTCTAGTACCAAAATCATCAGTATAACTCTTCTCAAAAATATACGAGTGTCCATCACTTTCAAGATATTCCAGTATTTTTTGTACCAACTTCATATTCAGTTTCATTTTTTCTCCTAACAAAAAAAAGACCGTATATATAAAATCAAGGCTTTTTAGTTCCTTAAATTTATAAATACGGTCATCTTAATATTCATGTACTCAAATATTTATAACTTATTCAATTGTCTTGAAACATCTGCAAT